CTTCTGGTATGCCAGTGCCCATATGAGTCTCCCCAAGTTGACGGCATGAGCCCTACACAAACCAAAGCCAGATAATGATTGTAACATTGTTATTATTTCGTCCTTGCGTGGGTGGTTGCCCAGTTTGGATATGAACTCCATTATCTTCTCTTCGTTCTTTTTAGCGAATGCTCTACGATACATGTCTGCTTCGTACTTGTCTATGCCCAGTACTTCAGAGATCCTGTCAATGGCGTCGTCCTCATACACTATAGTGTCACTCATACGTTCCTTGCTCCAGTCATGGAACATGGTTGCTTTCTTACGTCCAGATACTGCAACTGGTCTTATCAGTGCCGTACCAAACACACAGTCCTTGCTACTTTTTGGCTGTATTGCTCTGAACAGTCTCCTCATGGCCGGACTTTCTGCCTGCGTCACTCCCAATACGTCTCCGCGACACAAAAGGGCCGAGGTAGCGGCATCTTCCTGAGGGTAGTCTGTGAGTTTCATTGTTGGTTCTATCTCTATGAGTTGTGACAAACCACGATTGGCTAAAATATCCACCTTGAGGTGTTCGAGGTCTTCCACTTCGTTCTTGTCTAGTAATATTTGGTTCTCTGCCGTGAACAGGCTTTTTGGTAATTGTCTTTGAAACATCAGTATTCCTCCGCAGTGTTTTGATATGCATCTCTTCTTGCCTTTCAGTTTATTCTCGATCCTTTTGGCCTCTTTGGTATCAATGCCCAATGAATCGTATGTGAACCTGCGGGGTAGGTTACCCTTGGCACCCAATCTTTTGGCCGCTTCACGCCTTGCTGATTTATCTTTATAGAGCACGTAATTAGATATCCTAGCACTGCGTCCTGGCCACTTCTTGAATATCCTCTGCATAACCTCGTTCTGTCTGTGATGGGGGAAATCTATGTCCACATCAGGAAGGTCGTCCCTGTTAGGGTTGAGGAATCTTGCCACGGGTATGTCCCACTCCACTGGGTCCACATCTGTTATGCCCAATAGGTAACAGACCAACGATGAACCAGCACTACCACGTGTCATGTGCGGTATGTCTCGTGTCATTGCGATGATGTCACATATTTGTATGAAGTAATCTACGAAACGTAGTTGAAGGATGATGCTAGTTTCTTCGGCTAGCCTATGCGTGTATTTTTCTGTGCCTGGACATTGCCTAATAAATCTATCGTACAGCCTCGTTATGTCGTTTAGTTGTTTGTCTTTCATTTGCCTATGCTTTTACTTTTGCCTGTTTGCCTTGAGCAGTTTTATTTATCTGCGTATATTATTATGTGTTAAGATTTTGGCGAAGTTTGCTTTTAGGAATATCGATGTCTCTCATATCACAAGCGGCCCTTATGACACAAGGATCACACTGTGGAGATCTCGATTTACAAACTTTCTTGGCATGTGTAATGAGCCACATGTGGGCTCCATACTTGTATTTGCTTGGTGTGGTATTATTCACTGCTATTGAGGCCTTGCCTTCGTCCAAGCTGTCGGCCCACCCCATACGCCATAACATTCTAAACACGTGAGTATCGACAGCTATGTGTGGTTCACCAAAAACAAATCGCATAACAATGTCTGAACTTTTACGCCCAACCCCAGGAAGAGTCATAAGTTCTTTTTGTGTTCTTGGGACAACACCATTAAATTTGTCTAAAAGTATTTTGCTAGTTGCGAGAATATTTTTACTTTTGGCATTGTATAAACCAGCTGGTTTGATTGCTTCTATGATTTCATCTTGAGATAATTTTACCATCTCTTCAGGCGTGTCAGCCATAGCAAACAGTTGATTACAGGCAACAGCGGTCCTTTTATCTTGACTTTGTGCAGACAACATTACTCCTATGAGACTTGTATATGCTTGAGAATAAATTTTAGCTTTTGGCTTCCTATTAGAATATTTAGGATAAAGAGAACTTAGCTTCTCGTATATGTATTCAATGTCATTATTGTTCTTCATCTGAGTGTAGTTCATTTAAGAGTTGTCTCAGTTTTCCACCTTCAACTGTGGCCTTAACTTTTCCTACGGTGTCACCTTTACGCGGATCTGGAACTTCATTTCTTGCATCGGATCCCGGAGCAGAAACTTTCGAAGTTTGTTTTAGAGAATCATATATTGTGCTTCTCTGTTTGTCGAATTGTTTGTATTCAGGATCATCTGCTAGGTCTCTGATCCTTAAACTGTCTACATCAAACTCTAAGTCCACCTTCTGTCCTACTCCGCTTGAACTCCTAGTCTTCATAAACTGTATCTGATATCTGCCACGTTCCTTCATTGCTCTTGATGTGAATATACCTATCACGTTATCTGCTGTTTGTATCTTAGATAATCCACCCGATATGTGAGAGTGATCAAACTCTATTTCTTCAACACTCGCTCTGTTCAACTGTGATGCAGTTGCTAGTATACATTGTTTTTCTACCACCAAGTTTCTAAGTTCCTCTGAAACGTATTTGTCTTTTATAAACAAGTCTGCCGGACTTATTCTTTTACTCTTAGGCATCATTAGATCCAAATAATCAATCAATATACAATCTATTTTCTTCTTATTTTTTAGTTCTAGTTCTTTAAGATATGTTCTTATGTCTAGCACCGTGCTTCCACTTGGCAAATATTTTATCTGCAAATTACCCGACTTCTTCGCCAACATCTTAACTTTCATTTCTACATTATCAATTTCCGGAAAGACTTTTTTTGTTGGAATGTTTGTCATCATTGCATCAAGCCTCATTGCAGTGAGCTGTTCACTTAATTCAAAAGAAATGTAACAAACGTTCAGACCAGCCTGTGCCCAATTCACTGCAAGATTCTGTAAGAACAAACTTTTACCTGCGCCTGATCCACCTGCAAAGATGTTTAGTTCTCCTCGATTAAATCCACCGAATAGTTTCTTGTCAATGTTATGCCAGCCAGTGCTGATCTGTCCGTTGTTCTCTTTGAGGGCCGTTAGTCTTCCCTTAGGGTCCTCGAAGTAGTCTGTCCCTAGATCACGTGTTAGTCCAACGTTTACTGCGTCCTTAACCATGTCCTCTACCGGAGCGTAGTCACCTTTCTCCAGCAAGTCTGCAGATTGCAATATTGCGTGTTCTAATGCCTTGTGTCTTGAAAATGTTTCAAATTCGTCAAGCAACCAGTTGAAGTGGCTTGGGTCCAAGTCCTTTGCGGATTTTAATTTTATATCATGTTTTGCGTTAACCTGTTCTACATCAGGCATAACTTTATATTCGTCCATGTAGTCTTTTACAAATTTGGCTATTGGTTGTAGTTTACGATCAAATGACTCAGGCTTGAATATGTTCTGTGCCCTTGCAAATGATTCAGCGTCTGCCAAAAGCATCTCTATGTAAAGTTTCTGTACGTCGAACGTGTATTCAGCCATTATTTGAAAAACCTTTTAAATTTATCTATTGATTTTTGTAAAGGACCATATACTTGCTCAATAAAAACTATGTGCTTCGATAATTTTTTATCTAAGTCATTTATTACTTTTTTCAGATCTTTTATCTCTTTTTTTAGATCCGCAATTTCTTTATCCATACATTTTCCTTTTCAAATCTATTTTCAGTTTACTAGACTCTGTTGTTTTTAATATTGTTTGTATAGTAAACAATCTACCGTATTTTAACACAGCATCTGCCACATCGCCAACCGTTTTATCCCATTCTGGAAATGCAACACTCCATCCAAATTCTGTTGCCTGGTTAATTAATTTTTCTCCTGGAGCATCTCTGTCTGGTATAACAATTACCTTTCTGTTAAGACTATCTATCAACTCTCTTTGTGTTTCATTTATCTCTGAGCCGAGTATGCTCACGCCAGAAACGGATATGGCATCAAATGGGCCTTCTGTAACAATAACAAACTTTCTTGTCCAATCTTGTGCGTCCATGTTGAATACATAGCCTGGTTGCACGTCTGTGTAATATTTTACTTTGTTATCACTAGTAAAAATCCTTCCTGTGTAACCTACTATGTCACCTCTCCAGTAGAATGGTATCATTAATCTTTGATTCATGTCCCACATTTTGTTTGATGAATACATGAAATCATACCAGTCCGGACCAATGCCTCGGCTCGACAAATAATTCAACAGATTGTCTATATGTGTGCGTTCACTGTTTGATAAGTTTCCTGTCGTATATTTTTCAAGCCAAACATCCAATGATAGTGTATCCTTTGGCAAACTTTTATTTTTAAATGTAATAAATTTTTTCTTTTCATATTTTACATCACTTTCTTCCTCACGCATGGCTTCTATTGCCAGCTTCCTAATTGTTTCGTCTGGTATGCCAATGTAGCCCATGAACTGCCTCATTTTATATGAAAGTTTTCTGCCGATTACATAGGAGGCCTTGTATCCACAGTTGAAGCAATGATAACTGACAGTGCCGTCAACGCTAGTCATTATACCACCACGTTTCTTTTTGTCTGCTGTTTCGCCGTTGTGTACACAGCAAGGTGCATTGAATGATATCCACCCACTGGGTGTTTTCTTTCTGCCTGTAGGCAGGCTCGTCAGAATAGTCGACTGGATCAGGTTCATAATCTATATTTTACTGTCTGTAAAGTATTTTGTCAATCACTCCAGTGTTACCAGTGCTGTTACCCCAGCTGAATCTAATGTTTTGGTAAACTCCTGTGAAGTTGAATGT